TGTCCACTGGAGCCTAATATAGTCACTCTCATAATTAACCTGCTGCTGTTAGTTCATATTCTCTGGCAGTGTGTTCTACAAATGGTTCTTTAAGAATCTGCCACTTAATCCATTCATATGTCTTACGAATACCTTCTTCAAGTGGTTGAGAATAATCCCATCCCAACTTCTCTCTAACCAAATCATTATTTGAGTTACGACCTCTTACTCCTAATGGGCCATCAATATGATTCTTATGTATAGTCTTACCAGCAACCTTAGCAGCAGTATCTACTAGGTGATTAATAGTCACCATCTCTTCTGAACCAATATTAACTGGTCCTATAAAGTCAGAGTCCATCATTCTTCTTGTTGCCTCAATACACTCATCTATAAAGAGGAAGGATCTTGTTTGTAATCCGTCACCCCATACTTCAATTGTATCCTCTTGTTCCGCATACGCAACCTTTCTGCATATTGCTGCTGGAGCTTTCTCTCTACCACCAAACCAGGTTCCTTCTGGTCCGAAGATATTGTGATAGCGGGCAATCCTAACAGGAATGCCATGATTACGATTGTAAGCCAAGTACAATCTCTCTGAAAAAAGTTTCTCCCATCCATATTCGGAATCTGGTGCAGCTGGGTATGCGGAATCTTCACGGCAATTAGGATCGTTAGGGTCTAGTTGATTATGTTCTGGATACATACACGCAGATCCAGAATAGAATATCTTAGTTCTGTAATCTAATACGGGTCTATTACATTCACTCCATCCTTGCTTACCATCAAATGTTTCATCAAGTAATCTTTGTTGCTCTAATACATTGAGGTTAATAGTAACTGAGTTCTGCATGATCTCAGCATCGTTCTCACCAGTGAATACAAATCCTGCACCACCCATGTCAGCAGCAAACTGATAGATCTCATGGAAGGGTAAAATGTATTGATAAGGAACTGAGTTGTGATAGTTACCTTGGTCACCTTTAAACTCCAATACCTTACGGACAAAATCTACATCACGAAGATCACCAGTAATAAACTCATCTGCATGAGTAGATGAGAACTCAGGATAGTTAAGATCAACTCCACGCACCCAATAACCTTCAGACTTTAATCTCTTCACCATATGACTGCCGATGAAACCACCAGCACCCAGAACTAATGCAGTCCTCTTTGACATAATCCTTCTCTTTTGTAAATTTATTTAGTGCCTTTATCACCAACATAGCAAGGAACCCCTGCAGGGTCAAGCCACTTAGTGTATTCAAAATCTTCTAAAGCACAATCAAATTGTATTGAATTATCACAAAGATACATATCATTATATCTTCGTGTGTATTCATTAAACTTTTGAATACGATAGTCTGGTTTGCCATTTAATTCAATGACACCATCCTCAACATAACGGTATGGGAACCGTTCCATAATAACAGTCATTTCAGATTACTCCCTGAAGGTCTTCTATAATACAGTCTATCACAGCGTTATAGTCTGCGTCAGGGTCTTCACCTGATAAATCAATATATTGTAACCCTTCGTAATATCTTTTTACTTTCTTATATAATTTGGGATTCTTGACATCCAAGAATATTTCTTTGTTTGCTGCAGCACGTAAGGTGTTTAAATCCTTCTTAAACTTTGTAGTGAGAGTCATTGCTCTGTAATAGTTTACGCAAATATTATAGGGGAGAATAACTTATAAGTCAAGTTTCTGCTCCACCTCCAGTGGTCTGCATACGAATCCATTCATCCTCTTCCTTTTCCTTTTTAGATCTCCGATAATCTTCGTGAAGTCTTTCAAGTGCTTCTTCTCGTTTAGTAGATTTTTTCATAGTCTTACCACTACATCACCATCATCATCATCATCCTCATCTTCATCATCCAACTCATCATTTAGTTCATTAATACGGTTCTTAAGAGATTTGTATAGAGGATCTTCATCCCCCTTTTCTTCTCCAAAATTTACAGTCATTAATTCATCTCCTGGTTGAACGTTTTCCAATTCGGGATGAAGATCTTTTAGAATGGTCTTCGGATTATTTAGTTTATTAATATCATCAAGGTTCCTCCATATTAACATCAATGCTCCCACTCCTAAAATTAAAAATGAGATAATAAAAATGATGTTAAACAGAGCAATCATTTATTTTTTCTTATTGGGACATCAATTGTCCATGATGGAGATTCTAATTTAACAATATCAAAGTTCTTCTTAAACTCTTTCTCTCTTTCTTTCCGTTCCTTCTCCATCGTCACCTCAATAGTTTCTATAGTTGTAGAACCATATTCAGGAATGGAAAATCCAAAAGATCTACACTCTTCTGATTCTGATAAATCTATACCACAATCTTCAGCGTAATCCCAGATAATCTGATCCACCTGACTAAACACAGCGTCAAAGGTCAATCTCTTCCTTAAATCATTTGCAATATTATCTACATGCTCATCATCTAAATCAACTCCACAAGGTCGTGCCTTAACAAGTTGGTTAAGGTTGAGCACGATCTTACATTCATTGTAAATTGCCATTACGATTCATCTCCATTAGTAAAATTGTCAACTAAAAGTGCAAACCATATAACACCCAATATCATTATAGCAAGTATTCTAATAGAATCAGGTGAGGTGTCAATCATATCCTTGGGATATAACCTTTTGCTTGATTAATTAAAGGAACAACTTCTGTCTCTACTTTCTCTGCAATCTTATCTACTATACTTATATCTATATCAAGAAAGGGTGGTATAATACCAAGCAATCTTAATGTACCATCTAAAAATAAAGCCAAACAAGTAAACCCAAGAATCATACTAATAATAGTAGCATCACGATTATGCTTACGCATAGATGCTTCATCAATTGCTCTTGCCTCTGCTAGTGCAGCAGCGACCATTGAGTCAACTTCCTCTTTAGTATAACAGATTTTCTTGATGGTTTCTTCTGTCATCGAACCTCAAAATCGAGTTTACGTATTTTTCTTTTACGTCGTTGTTCTTGCCAAGCAAGATCCTGTGAAGTAAGACCATCTTTTTCCTTACTCTGATTAGATCTTACCACTACAATACTAGTTAGGTCAACTGCAGTGAATGTATCCCCAGTAACAGTTAACATGTTAGGACATCCACAACTTTTGGATTGCGAATCACTCTTTACCTCAGTATTACATTGTTTACATCTTACTACAATCATTTTTCTTTCCTCCTTGTCATACCATCATACCATATCTTAAATGAAAAAGCTGGCCACTGACCATACATTGAATAATCATTGGTGGATCCACCATAACCTTTGGGTATAAGATTTACTCTCTCTGTATCTTTACAATAATCTAACATTGCATCAAATTTATCATCTTTAAAAGATATCTTCTTTGCATAATCCCAAAATGGAGTATCATACTTTGATCCAAATTGATAATGCCAAAGAACAAAATTTTGAAGTTCTTTAATGTATTCTCTAGCAGCAGACCCAGCTTGTTTTACTGGTGCTCTTTTTGTAATTATATAGTCAGCAAAGAATCTAGCACACTCAATATATCCCTGAACTGAAGATGATTCCATAGGTTCTAGAAAGAATAATCTATTACCATTTAAAAATATTCTACCATCAACAATAGGATTTTTTGCAACATAATTTTTAAAATTAACTTGATGTTTCACTTCCACATCAAACATCTCTAAGAAATTATATTCTGCTTCTTCTTTTTGAGTTATATCACTGTTGTAACAATATCCTACAGAATAATCATGTGATGGTGATTGTGAATGAGTTGGAATTACAAATGTCCAACCATCAGGAGTAGCAACATGCCTACTCCAAAATGCTTTTGTAGTATCCCAATTCGGTTTACCCAACAAACAAGCATTAGTTGGATTAACTAATTCATCATATTCAGAATAATCGTTCGGTTTTCCCCTACAATCAAAAACATAATCTGCATCTACATCTTTAGGATCTACCTCACCTTCTATAACTTTAAACAAACCAGATTTTAAAACAGCATTCTGCATCTCCCAAGGACAATAATGCATTGCCATACTATTAGCAGGAAATCCATGAAATACTTTATCATTAGATTTACCCCATCCCTCATATAATATACCACTTTTAAATGTTGCATTTATTGGATTATGATACCAATCAAATCCAATAGAGGACCACAAAAGTTTAGGAGGATCAAGAACAGTTGCCTGTCCTACCCTCTCACAAGGAACATCTGGATTGTAAATTAACTCTACTTCAAGATCTTTTATATACCATGAAAGATATAAAGCAGTAATACATCCAGCATTGCCTCCACCAACAATACTAACTCTGGTCATCTATAGGTTCAATTGGTTCTAAAGCAAGTACTTCTAAAGAAATAGCATCCTCATCTACATCAATCCATTCTTGAAACTCTTCATATATTGCTTTCACATTTTCCATAGGAATATCAGAATTAATCATATCCATTGACCATTCTCTAGCATACACAACAGCTTCATCAGTCTTGTCCCAATCCATAATAATCTTTTCTGAAGTATCTTGAGAGGATGTTACTATTGTAGTACTTTGGTGTTCCATCGTCAAGTTGTTCTGTAAGCACTCCGTTGATAAAGAGTTGCTTTGTTTCTTCGTAGTTTGTTTTGCCAGCTGTTTTATGTAAGCTGAGCATAACTCTGCTAAAGTTCTGTCTACCCACTTGTTGAATTTCTTCTTTAAGTTCTGGACAAGACCCATAATACTTTTTCCAATCAGATTCAGATTTTACTTTTCTTTTCTTACCTCTCGGAGTTCTAAACTTCCAGAAATACTTACGCCCGATGTACTCCCTTCCGTTCTGAAGATTAATAATCCTGTAGACGTAACCGAAGAAATCATTAATATCGTCAGAAGTGAAAGGTTTACCCTCATATAACCAGGGGTTTTCGTAATCTCCTCCTTCAACCATTCCATAATTTTCATATTCTCTTTATTTAGTAATCAAATTCGTCAAGAATATCTAATGCGTTATTTAATGCCTGTTGTGCTGCCCATCTCTCTTTACTATCCCAATGTGGATACCAAGTCTTATCATCAATCCCCTTTTTTATATGAAGGAGTCTTGATTTCATATCTACTTTTTTAAGTCTTCCGTTCATGTAAGTTCTATACCTCGAATCAGGCCAAGGACAACTAGCATATTTTCTTGGGAATATCATAGCATTATTTAACTAAAACTTACAATTTGAATCCACTAAATGTGTCCTTTTTAACATCTTGTTTGATTCCACCCACAACATATGACTCTACCTCTGTCTCCTGTGGTGCTACCTGAAGACCCTTAGAAGTTATCCAATGCTCTGTCCAAGGTAATGGATTATTTTTTAATGGTTGATCATATACTGGTTTCAATCCTATTGCTCTCAGTCTTTTATTAGCAATCCATTCAACATATTGATAAAGTAATTTATCATTCAATCCAATCATTGT